CCGGTTGCAGTTGCTGCAGTGTGCGTGAGACCTGGTGCTGCGAGAAATGACGCCGCACCATTGGCATCAGTGGACAGCGTGAAAACATAACGACCATCCCAGCCGACCGACTTGGTCATGCTGTTATCCGGCCATCGTGCTCCGAACGCCTCGTCGCAAAACGGATTAGTGAGTGAACACACTTGTCTCGCTAGAGGTGTAAGGGATAGCACAGTCTTCTTTGGGTAGGTCGGAGCCTTCCTCTTACGCTGCTTTTGTTTTGGTTTGTTGTTGTTTCTTTTCTTTGCCATGTTTGTCGCTACCATCCCTGCGATTGGCTAGAAAAGCGTCGACTTCCGCCTCAACAGTGTCGACTAGGCGGGCAATCTCGAGCTTCTTGACTGAATCAAGATCCAAGAGATTGGCGAAGAGTTCAGCTCGTTTCTCAGGGCATTTGTAATCTGCTTTCTGAAAATACTTTACGAGTGTCTTAGCCCAGTTATCTGGAACAGCACGTATGCCATCCTTGGTCCGTGAGATTTTGTGTGAACAGAAATCCACCACCATGTCAGAGTCACCTGGCTGAACACTGTAAGAAACTTTTCGCGTGAAGCCAAATCGACGATAATTGCGTGAAACAATCTCGGATAAGGCTCTCTGCTCCCATTCTCCAGCATCATCTCCCATCGTGTTAGCGAAAACCGATGAACACAGTCTTGCGACCATGAATCGGCCCCTGGAATTGGTCGAGCTGGTATTAACCCAGCCAGACGCCAAAATCCCAGGGTGAGATTGCGAGAAGAGCAAACCGTCTGAAGTGGCCCAAACCTTAGTAACCACGATCTCCATGCGCCTATCAGCAGCCCTGTACCAAACAGATTTGTCATGCGGGAGCCCGACAAGCAGGTTCCTGCGGACGCGCAAATCCATTTTGAACAAGTACTTCCTTTGAGACCAATATACCCACTCATGTCAGAGAACACGAGCTGATCGTATTCTTCATCAACAACTGGAAGTGAAACGAAGGAGTCATGGACATCCTCTTGCTGGGAACGTACACTGAGGCCCATTCCTGGCTTGGAAGGACAAGTAGTCCATTTTGAAATTTCCTCCTTGTTTTGGTCTTCAAAGATTAATTTGTCAACCAACTCATCCACTAAGGAAACCGAACAGATGAGGCGATAACGCTCGTTCAGAATCTTTTCAATAGGATGTGGTTCATCCTTTATGAAAGTTCGAACGGGATCACAC